GTTTATTCAGGTACCAAGAGTGAAGGCTTTTATTTTCACTCACGGCAAGGGAGAAAGTTTTGGCAATCTGTTCGGGGAATCTCGATTGAAGCCAGCTTATGAACCCTGGTATTGGTGGTCAACTTTGATTCAATTCATGATGAAATATTTTGAGAGGAGAGGAATCCCTCCAACCAAAGTTAGGTTTCCACCTGGTAAAACTAAGGAGGGCAAGAGCACAGCTGAAGTTGCAGTGGAAATGGGCAGGGCTTTACAAAGTGAGTCTGTGGTGGCTATCCCTAGCAGTGTGTGGGAGATAGGAGGAAAGGTGCTTTATAAGTGGGACGTGGAGTATTTGGATGAGCAGAGAAGAGGAGATATGTTTCAGTCTGCATTGGTAAGTCTAGAAGCTAAAATATTGAGAGCGATGTTTGTACCTGAAAGGGTTATTACACAGGATACATTGTCCAAGGCTGGTTCTTATTCATTGAGCAAGGTGCATGCAGATATGTTTTTGCTGGGTGAAGAAGGGTTGACAGTGAGTTTGGAGGACCAAATCAACAAATATTTGATTTCAAAGTTGGTGGAAATCAATTTTGGTAAAAAGGCTTGGGCTAGGGTGGAAATAGAAAGAATTACAGAAGCCAGAAAGCAGTTTTTAAAAGACGTGTTCATGGAAATGTTGAAATCTGGAGATGCTAAGCCTGCAGCAGATGCCATTGCTGATTATCTCGGATTGCCTATGGAAGGCAAACAACCAGAAGCTCAGGAGGCTGAAGAGAAATCAGAGACCAGCATAAGCTTAGAGGAAAGCCAACCAGCAGGGCGTTGGTGGAGAGAACCCACTGAGCTCGAGGATGAGAAAATGTTGGCAGATATCGAGGACAAAGTGGATATTGAGAAAGAAGTTTTGGCTAATGAGCTTACCTCCATTCTGGACGATGTAGAAGAAAAAGTTGTTTCCAAGTTGGATTCTTTGCTCAGGCGGAATGAAGATTTGGGGGATCTTTGGTACAGAAATGTTAGGACAATCACGCCTGAGGGGATGAGAAAGATTGAAAAGGTGGTTTGGGAACCAAGAAGATCAGATGTGAGAAAAGCTTTTTTGAACAAGATGAAGGAGATGTATTTTTATGGACAAAAGACAGCTTTTGACGAGTTGGGAATGGCTGAAGATCCTAAAGTTGACAAAAGGTATTGGAATAAATTGCAAATGAGAGTCCAAACCATTTTGGATGAATTTTATAGCAATTTGAGATATAAAGTGAATTTGGCTATTACAGAGACAGCGGCTTCACAAGAAGCGCCAATTCCCAAGGTGAGAGCTGTTTTTAGTGTGTACAGAAATAAAAAGATCCCCACCATGTGTGACACTGAATTGATGATGGCTTTTAACATAGGTAGAAAACAAGTGGCTGATTACTATGGCACGGGTTAGACCGTTGAAAATTAAGACCCAGCGAGGTGTTCGCAAAGTGGTCAGGTTTGTGTGGAGTGCTATATTGGACAAAAAGACTTGTCCCTTGTGCAGAGCTTTGGATGGGAAAGTTGTGACTCCAGACAGCCCTGAATATCAAAGATTTCAACCACCGTTGCACCAAGGGTGTAGATGCATTTGGATTGGGATTTGCCAGGATGATCCCCATATTCCCGAGCCTGACTGGCCAGACATCCCTCCTGATCTATTAACTCAATATGCTACCATTGCCACTAAAAGAACATTGATTTCAGCTGAAAAAATAGGTTTTATGACAGATGAAATAGAAAAGCTGGCTTCTGAAGTAGATGACAAAACCTTTACGAATCTTTTGAGTGATGTAGGAGCTAAAGCATGGGTCGAGGATTCTTGGTATCCTGAGTGCGAGGCTTTGAAACAAGCTACAGCCAATGTGATTCTTAAGAAAAAATATGTTCCAGATGATTTTATAGACCTTGGGTTTGGTTACAAATGGAAAGGTTCAAATGGCGAGTGGATATATGAAAGGAATAAAGATTTATTTCACAGGTTTGCTGCTAGGTTGTATAAGGAGACCCAAGAAACTTTGGGAAAAGGTCGTATTAGATTGTTCAGAGGAACGGTTCGCTCTAAATTAGTGCCCACCGTACTTACATCTTGGACAGAAAGTCCTGATTTTGCTACTGCTTTTGGTATGTTTAGAGGAGAGGATGTTGCTCATGTGATAGAAATAGAAGTGGACAAAAAGCATATTCTCACATGTTACAGATCCCATCCCAGATTTTTTCGCAATATCAAGTATGCTAAAGAAATGGTTTTGATGGATAGTGCTTTTGAGGACCCAACGACCAAGATTAAAATTTATCCTTTTGATGTGAATAAGACTTGGGAAAGCTGGAGCAAGAAAATGAAATTCAAAGAAGAAGAGGACATAGCTAAGCAAGCTCAGAAAGTGAAGTGGAGAGGACTGTTTGAGAGTTTGGTGAGACCTGAGTGGGCTGGGTTTGAATTGGCTCCAACCAGAGAAATTAGCGAAAAAGAATGGGCAAAGTTTGTTGAAGAGTATGGTCAATCTGGTTGGGTTGGTTCAGCTAAGTCTGGCAAATCTCTTGTTTTGAAAAAAGCAGCTAACGAGGTAATATTGAAGAAGAAATGGGAACCTGTCAATATATTTGACGTGGATGAAGATGTTTTTGAAGTTCACACCAAGAAATACCGTGAGCTTTATAAACATGAAGGAGATTTGGTCAAAGCAGGGGTCAGAAGGTTGTACGAAGAGACTCAATCGAAATTGGAAGGAAAACGTTTCAAGTTGTATCGAGGTATGGGACATAAGGATGTGGTGGTAGATAGCATTTCATCTTGGACTGAGCGCAAATCGATAGCTAGAAAATTCGCCAAAGGTGCAGCGACAAAAGAAACAGGTTACAAGGGTTATGTGTTAGAGATGGAAGTGGATGCAAAATATATATTGACTTGTTACAAAACCCATCCTGACTTCTTTGGAAAGTATCAAAAGGAGAAGGAATTCATTGTTTTGGATGAGGCAATAAAAGATCCTCGTACAAAAATTAGGGTGGTGGAGGAAGTGGAATTGTGAAAAAGTTAAGGAAAGATGGGATAAGTTTTTATTTTTTGGAGAGCAAGGACGATCTTCAAAGGTTACCAAAGCAGCGTGAAATATGTAGTAGTTTCGCCGAGTTTGGCAAGATGAGAGAAAAAATACGTCGAGGTTTATCCAAAATGATGTATAAAGTTAGAGGAAGAAAATGAAGGTGTTTTTCAAGCCAAAGGAAGTTCGCAAAGGTGAGGTTGAAGTTTTGGCTGGTTTTTCAGATTTTGATGTTTTTAAAAAGATGATTAGAGGACTGAAAAGAGTAGATCTCTCATCCAGAATTTACAAATACAAAGAGTTAAAGCGAGGTGGCAAAAAATGAAAAAATATTATTATTTGTCTTCACTGAGCGATGAGGAAAGGAAGCTAGCCGAAAAAGATTGCAAAGCATGGATAGAAATATTCAGAATTGGCAAATGGAAGCACCCCCAATATGGATGGATTGTAGCCACTAGAGAAATGTTTGAGTCTTTTATACGCAATTGGAAAAACAAAGTTATTGGCAGAGAATTGAGCTTTGATTTTCATCATCGTCCAGAATGGGGAGCAGCTGCTTGGGTGAAGGATATGAAAATAGAAGGGGACAGATTGAAAGCATATGTGGAGTTTACGCCTAGAGGATGTGAGGCAGTGAAAAACAAAGAGTTTATTTATTTTTCACCTGAATATGTCGATGATTATGTGGACAAGGAGAATCCATCCATTCATTACGGACCCACGTTGTTAGGGGGAGGACTGACCAACACTCCATTCCTTACCAATCTGGCACCCATTGTGTTGTCAGAATGCGTGGAAAACCAAATGTATGAATTTCAAGCATGCGTGGGTCCCGAGTGTGAGAAGGCTTTGATTTCAGCTCAAACAGCAAACATCCACACACCACAATATTTGCCAAATTTGGAGATTGACTATTCAGACCCAACTTCAATAGAAACAGCTTGGGAATCATTGGAACGTCAATACAAATCTGAAACAGATGAAAAGAAAAGGAAAGAGCTTTTAAAACTGGCTCGTGAGGTTTTTGACAAAGCTCAATCAATGGGAGTCAAATTGAAAGGTCGTTTGGCTCAAGCAATAGCCAAAGTTTCAAAATTGCAGGACATTTTGAAACATCTCCCTCCCTTTATTGAATCAAGAGCTGTCATATCATTGATTGGTTCTCATACCAAAGGAGATCTAAGCTCTGATTTGGATTTGCACTGTCGTTGGGAGTTTTTGAGAAAGAGATTTGAGGAAGCAATTTGCAAATCTTTACCAGTTGAAATGGGTCCTGTTCACTTCGTGGACGAAAAAATGTTGGGATTTGAAGAACCATTCACACAAGGCATTCCTCTTTATCACGTGCAATTGGTACGCTGCGACCCTGTTGATTGGGCGAGTGAAAGGAGGCTCATTCCTTTACCCCATGACAAAGTGTTGAGATTTGAATTGGAGTTTCGGGCAGGCAAATTGCTGGATGATAAAGGTTTCAAGGGTTTGAAGAGATTGGAGGGAGTTTTGGAGGATGGGAAAGTGAAAGCATTTTGGAGTGCAGAAACTGGATTTGTTTTTTATGAAGTGCAAAAACTGGATGGCAAAAGATTGATGGAAGTGGCGGACGTCCAATCTCGATATTTAGAGGAAATGGCTGATGCTCATCCTTTGGTGAATCAAGCCAAATTTTATTCAATCTCTCAAGCTAAAGAATTGTGGAACAAAGGATATGATTGGGTATTAGTGTGGCCAGATGATGAGATTGAGTCTGTTCACAAGTTTCTTTTTCATCCCGAAAATTACAATCCAGCCAAGGTGAGAGATGACCAATTGAGAGACGATTTGAGGATAGCCATCGCTCATTTGAGTAATTTGGACAAAGGTCGCAAATCAATGTTCAAATCGAGAGAAGAGGGAATTTCATTTTTGGAAAAAATTGTGGATGAATTGTTGAAAAGAAAAGCAATCACTTTTCATCCCGAAGAATGGAGCAAAGCAGCTGAAAAATATCTGAAACCGATTTTGCAAAAAAGAGGTTTCAAGTTTGAAGACAACCCTAAACAATTGTCTCAGTTTCCATCAAATTTCAAAGTTGATTTGGGATGCGGTCCCAACAAAGCTGAAGGTTATTTCGGAATAGATAAAGTATATTATCCTGGCGTGGATTTGGTTTATGATTGCAACCAAGGGATTCCTTTGCCTGATAATTGTGCAGATGAGGTGAGGGCTATCCATTCATTAGAACATTTTGATGACCAAACAGCCATTATGTGGGAAATTTGGAGAATTTTGAAGCCTGGGGGAAGATTGGTGTTTGAAGTGCCTTCTACCAAGGGTGAAGGGGCTTACATTCCCGATCATCGCAATTTTTGGAACAAAACTGTGGTAATGTTTTACACCCAACCACATCTGGCTCAAGGACGTCCATTGTTCGAATTGGAGGAGCTGGAAGAGCAAGTGAAAGGAGATTATTGCTATTTGAAAGGAGTTATGAAGGCAGTGAAAGGATCTACTTCGGGAACTAGGAGATGCATAGATTCTCCACAAAGCTGTAAACTTTATGAACCAATTCAAAAGGGGATGCAATTACCTAAGCCACAAATGAAGGTTTACACAGAATTTTTCAATGTAGATGAATTGTGGGACAATTGGGCAAAGAAGCGTATTGAAGCTGGTCACAAGATAGCAGTGGAGAACAAGCTGAATGGTTTTCGTTGTTTTATACAGAAAAAAGGGAATCGAATTTCTTGCTTTTTTGAAGACAGCCAAAAGGAAAGAGATTTTCCTGATTTGATTGAGCCTTTGAAAAAGATTCCTGATGATTTTGCTTTGGACACTAATGTAGGCATAAATGAAAAAGGAAAGCCTTTGCCCAGAATCATGCTCATGAAACTGATAGGAGGAAATCCTAAGTTGGAAGAAGGGGAGGTGTTGGTTGCCACCATTTTTGATTTGCCTTATTGGAAGGAGGATTTGACCTCTCAGCCTTTGGGCATCAGAAGGAAAAGGCTGGAGGAATTTTACAATCGTTATTTGAAAGGCAATCCTCATTTTGAATTGTCTCAGCAAATGATAGTGGATTCTAAACCCGAGTTGGAAAGGGCCTTCAAAAAGTTAGGCTTTCTACCTATGAGCGAGGGAATTGTGGCCAAGAATTTGGACAGCGGTTACCAATTTGGTCCCATGGCTGAGTGGGCTAAGATAAAACACATGGTGGAATTTAAGGCTATGGTTTACAAAGTGCAGCGCAATGCAAATGGTACATATTCATTTTGGTGTGGATTGTTGAAAGGAGACAGTCCTTATGTGAATACTATTGAATTTCAAGGTCAAGAATTAGTTGATATGGGCAAAACTTACAATGCTAAGTTTAGGGCAGAGCCAGGAGACATTATCACTGTGGAAGTGGAGGAGCTGATTCCAAAAGACACTCCCAAAGGTCCTGTTTTGGATTGGCTAGGAGCATTACCTGTAGACATCGATAAGGAGAGAACCAAACCTTATTTTGCCAACCAATGTGTGGATTTGGCTAAGAGAGGTCACATATGGCAAGGGAAGGAAACCTAGATTATGCTTTTGGAGATTCGGGCAGGTTTGTAGTGCAAACACATGAAAGGTTTTTATTGGAATATCAAATCAAATACACTCATGATTTGGGATGGAAGCGGGTGTTTTTGTCTCCTTCCCAATTGAACATTCTGAGAACAATAGCTGATTTCAATTGGGATAAAATCAATGATCCTAAGATTCATGAAGACAAATTGTTTATCCAAAGATTGAACAAGTTTGTGGAGGGTTTGGACATAGAGGATCTGAATGTGCAGCAACTCAAGGTTTTGGCTTTGGTCAATCCTGTGAGCATTCATACTGATATCAGATTTCATCGTTTGCGACCAAAGCGAGATGATTATTTTGAAGGAGGAGAGATCTTCAAACCAGGCAACCAATTTCATGACAATCCATTGTTGGTGTTTGAAGAGGAGCAGCCTTTTCTTTTTGATTTCAAAAAAGGCAGAGAGAAGGAATTGGAGGCTGAGGGATCTAAAGAGTTGGTTGAGGTGGTGAAGGGACCTTTGGATTGGATGAAAATAGGCAAGGACAAGCCTTACATAGCCAGACCGGGCACTCCTGGAGCTGATGAAAAACATTGGGGCAGATTGACTATGAGAGATGAAGGCAGATGGTGGGCAGGAACTCAAGACCGTCACCACAAGGAATTTTGGCTGGAGGGTAAATGGTTGAAGGGTTGTTACCAGTTCAATTACGTGCCCACAG